TGGAAGAAAGGAATATGCTCGTACTCAGGTTTTATTCCTCCATATATTTGTTGAAAAGTTAATTGCTTTGCTTTATCATATGATGTTTGATATACAGATGCAAAATATTCATGTATATCTTCTACCTCAAATTCATATTTAAGTAACTGACATAGTAGGAGTATATGATAAGATGAAACATCTATTTCTACAAAATAATCATTTCTTGGTATAAAGCAATCCCTACTTCCATTATCTTTATTTAAAGCAGCATAATTTACTTTCTTAAATGTATTAGATGGTCTTGTAGTTAAAGTAGTATAGTTATACTGAGTATAAACAAAATCTTCTTCATTTTCATAAAAATGTTTTTCAAATAATTGTTTATTTATTTTTATACCACTTGACTCAATAACAGAGAATACAAGAGGTACTTTATTATTATAAAATGAATTATAATCATTATCTATATGCTCACTAATCTCCTCATACTTAGCTTCGTAGTACTCATATATCTTTACTATCGGACTGTTTGAGTTAGATATTTTTCTTCTTTGAAAATCTTGTATAATTAGTGGATAATCTATTTGTAATTCTTTGTAATTTATTTGTATATCAAAGAGATTTCTATGTTTAAAGTTATGTAATAACTTCTTTTTATCATAACAATAAAACTTAGATATTCCTTTAAGAAAATCTATAATATCATTTTGTACTAAATTGCTAGTTTCATGATGATTTACTGGTAAAATATATCCTTTTTTATCAGTAACGGGTCTAATATAGTATCCTACTATTGTCTGTCTACAAGGATGTTCATTATAAAAATCAGGAATTACTTCGATGTATAAATCATTTTTAACAATGTTAATAAAAGTATCAAACTGTTTTTTATTCTCTACCAACCAGTACATACTTAAAGATACGAAAAATATCTCTAATAACCACCTCCTCCACCGAAAGAATATGTTGTTGTTATAGTTGCACTAGTACCAGTATTTTGATTTGTTTGTGTGTTTTGATTGCTAGTTGTACTTGTGGTTGTAGCTTCTTGATTAATTGGTTTAATATTTGGAGTATTTTCAGATGTATAATCTTTTAATTCATCAATTGATACATTTTCTTTAGGCTGATAAGATTTACACCAAAAGTCTTTTTTTATGTTAGCATTCCATTTCTCACATAAATTATTTTTTCTAAAAATACATAATGCACAATTTTGATTAGGTGGTGTTTCAGGGTTAACTAATTCATTGTTTTTATTACCCCACTGATAAGATGGAGGTAAGTTATTAGAGATAGGTTGATAGCTTGTGTAATTGCGTTTACCATTAAGATAAATTATTCCTATTTTATCGCTATAAAATTTATCAAAATCATCATTAAAAAAATTAGCTAATCCATAAAAATTTCTTGTAGTTTCTAAATTATTAACAATATTTTTATTAGTTAAATAAATCTCTTCTCTATCTTTTTTTGAGATAGACCACATTACTCTAATTCCTCTATATAAATTAGTATTTATTATTCTTGTATTTTTATTTAATAATTCAAATTCATCTTTACTAGTTTCAAATAAAGTATTTTGATTTCTTTGTTTTGCAAAATATCTAAAGAAAAACCCATTTATATAATCATTATTATTTGGTTTAGTGAAAAAAGTAATTGGTCTTCTTATTGGTCTGTATTTGTTAGATGTTATAGAATCGTATTGGTAAGAATTAACATCATCATTACGTAAAGGTGGAGTAATAGGTTGATCTATATCTCCTGGTTGTTGTTCTGGAATTAAAGGTATTAATCGTTTGTTAATACCATCATTAGGTGTTCTACCGGTATATTTTTGACCAGTAGATTTTTTCCAATAATAACCTGTGTAGGTTTCGTAATCTGGTATAGTTACGAAATCTGCATTAGAGTATAGATTAGTTTGTATTTGATTTTTAGGTATATAAGTCATTATTATTATACATATAATTATGTTCCATAAATGTATGCGTTATTAGGTATTGGTAGGCTGTCTAACCAAGCATTAGGATCAATCATATACGTTTTACCATTTTCTGTATATCTTACATCCATATGTAAGTGAGGTCCTGTTGAAGCTCCTTCATTACCTTGCGTTGCTATAAAGTCTCCAGCTTTTACAATAGTACCTGATTCTATGCCAGGTGCAATAGAGCTTACGTGACCTATCATTACTGTTATACTTTTCCCTTCCCATGTAGCTTTTATTTGTGGATAGCGTGGTCCAAAACCACCAGGGTTAGATGCTATAGTTACTTTACCACCTATAGGTGCTATTATTTGTGCAGTTAGGGATCCTGGTACTGCTACATCAAATCCACCGTGAGCTTTTTTGACTCCTCTTCCTACTGATCTTAAAGTTTGAGGAGCTGAATTATATGAGAATTTTTCTCCATTAGCTTGAATCCAGGCTTTATCGTATGGAAACCATTTAGCTGGGGTTTTTTGCCAAAATAAATCAATTTCAGGCATTCCTATTCCATCAGCTGCTGCATTTCTAGGAGCTGCTTGAACAGCTGCACCATTTAAACTGGCTGGAAAGAATGATGTAGCTCCTCCGGAAGCACTTAAAGCTCCTAATCCTGCTCCACTTTGTACCTTTTTACGGGATTCATATAAGGTTGTTTGTGCTTCAAATTCAGCATCATTTTTTTCTGATTCAGCTTCTGTTATGAGTTCTGCTAATTTAGATGCTGACATTTCTACTAATGTTTTTGTAGGTTCTCCACTATCAGTTGGTATACTAAATGATTCAAATTTAGTTATCCATTGTTTATCATTTATTTCGTGTGTATATCCTTTTAAAATAAAATCTAATGCTTCATTATATTGTGATGGTAAAAATTTAGATGAAATAGTATATGTTTGAAATACTTTTACTCCTGATAAGCCGTCAAGTGTTAAATCTAAACTAATTGGTATTATACCGACTCCAGGTGAAGATCCTTCTCCTTTATCTCTATTTATTACAGCTAATAAAGCTTGTTCAGATGTTAAATATTTATTTAATGTATTTTTTGTTTGCTCTATATATTTAACCTTTACTTTTTCATCATTTTTATATAGTTTATTTGCAAGAGTTCCTAAACTATTTTGATTATTTGTTAATTCTTTTTTTGCATCTTGAGCAGTTTCTTGATTATGTGCAGCGACTACAAGTGATGGCATTATAACATCTTCTAATCCTTTATTCCAGTTAGCAAAAGCTGTTGCATCGAATCCAGGAGTATAACCAGAATCTTGAGCTCCTATTGTAATTATTGTTTGTAGCTCTTTCGGAATTTTTGTTTTAATACCAAAATCTTTAACAATACTTCCTTGATTATCTTCTGGTTTAAATCCATATACTACTAATTCAACATTATCAGTTTCATTTATACCACCATTAACTAAGTTTTGAATTTTTTTCCTTCCTGCAAATGGGGCTTCATCGATAATAAATCCAATATTAGTATCTTCATCTATCTTTAAACTTAATTTATTTATACCACCTAATGATTCATTTACTTTTACAAGTATATCTTCAATATGTTGTTTTACTGTTATTTTACCTTCTTTATCTTTAGCGGCATTATAGCAAAGTTCAGCTAAAAAATTCATCTGTAAGTATATGTTCATTATATCACCTACTAAGTATCCTAGTTTTCGTTTTTTATAAGTTTTATATTCAGAACCAGTAATTACCGGAGCAGGTGCTCCGATATTTTTTACTAAGCAAATTGTAGGATCAGCTGATATTTGATATGCATGAGTATTACAAAAGAATCTATCTTCTCTATTATCTATATAAACAGGACTATTTTCTTTATCTTTTACAGATGAGATTCCACATCTTGCAGGATCTTCTACAACGTAACCTAAAGTAAATTTATTTATGATTTCTAAATAATATCCTAAACTAATATACTTGTCATCAGTGTATCCAAAACCTAAAGTATCATCATCAGAACCTTTTACTTTTATATCAAAAATATCTGCTTTTGTTTTACCTGCTGCTTTTGGTATACTACCATTAATATTACCAGTATAATATTTCCAAGGATCTCCTAAATTAGATCTACTATCATATGAATTACCTCTAGATGAATTATATAATGCATCATAAAACATATAAAGTATACCGTTTATATCAGTAACATCTTTTGCGTTTTTTAAGAATTTTTTTTCTAAATCTGGGATTTCAGGTGGGTCGGGTTCTTCTTCCCCGCCGAATAAATTACTAAAAAAACTAACTGCTTTCCCTATAAATGTAGTAGCTAAGCTATCTCCTATTTCTCCATCATTTGGGAATACTTTTTTAGTATTAATATACATACTATCGAATAGATCCCCATAGCTAATTATTGTTAAATTTATATTATAAATACCCTCTTTATCAATACTATAATCAAAATTAGTTACCTTTCCAACTATACCATCGTAATGCCCTTGATATTGAATTCTAGAAGCTATAATAGAATTTTGAACCGCTTTTAAATTTTCTTCTACTTGTTGATTTATTTTATCAGCTGCTTCTTTTGCTTTACCCTCTAATTTATCATTTATAGAATCTATATTAATTTTTTCTACTAAATTATTGTAGTATGTTAATTCTGATGAATCTATTTCAAAATTATTATCTTCAAACCAATAGTTATCAACTATTGTTCCTCCTACTGTTCTTACATTACCACTTTTTGAAATATAATAATTATGTCCGAATTCTACAAGTATAGTATAACCAAGTCTTAGATATAACATTTCAATTATACTATATTGCTGTCTATTATATGCTTTTATTGTTAATTGAGCTTCTTTTAAGTTACCTAATTTACCTTTAGTTCTAACTCTTAAATTTGTAATAGCTGGCATTGGTTTATATCCGAAATCAGTTCCACCAATTCCATATGCTCCATAAAATCCATTACCAATACCTGCTCTACTATTATTAGTTCCTACAGACGTTCCACCAAATAATACAAAATTTTTAGCTAAACTTCGTCCACTAAACCCAGATAGTCCATTTTTTGATAATTTTGTTTGACCTTCAGCTGTAACTTTTACAGAAGATGCCATTTTAATCCATGGTCTTTTATTATTAATATAATTTATTTCTTCTAAGGTTCTATCAGTATTTTTACCTAGGATTTTTTGTCTATTTAAAATAGATCTTTTTGTCCATCGATACATTCCTTCACCTATTGAGCATGGATCTGTTCCTGCTATTGCCATATTTTTATTTTTTATTTTACTTTAATATAGTACTAAAAACTGTTCTCCACTGCATATATAATTCATTAGTTTCGGCTAAGCCTTTATCTCCTCCATTTACACTTGCTCTTGCGTCCTCTAGTGTTTGTTTATCATAAAGACCTGTATCTATAAATTTCCATGTTTTATTTTCTAAATAAGCAGACATAATCCCATACGCATTAATAGGTATTAAAGCATCTTCTGGGTTGTTTAGTAAATCTATACCTAACTTTTCCCCATATTTTTTATAATTATAATCCCAAGTACATTGAATTGCACCTCTTCCAAAATAAGGGTAACCTCTAGGATCCAAAGCTCTTGAATAATAATTTGCTTTTCCTCCATCTGTACTTCTATAGTAATTTAAAGCTTTTTGACAAGGATTGCGAGAGCCCTCTAATGTTGCTTCAGTTTCGCAAACATAATATGCTTCATATACTGATGAATTATATGATGCTTCATGACCAAAAGTAGCAAATAAATAAGCTAATCTATCAGTGCTAGTCATAGTGGGATCAGATTGAACAAAGGTTAAAAATTCTCTTAATTTTAATTCATTCTGACTGCGTATATATATCCCAACTGATTTAGCTGTTGTAATTGCTAGGTCTACATCAAATTGTGGTCCTCCACCTGGTAATTGTATTGATTGACCACCAAATCCTCCACCACCTCCTGATTGTGCTGTTTTACGAGCTTCAAATAGTGAGGTTTGAGCTTCAAATTCAGCATCATTTTTTTCTGTTTCTGCTGCTATCACTTTCTCAGCTAATTTAGATGCTGGGAATTCGTACCAAGGTTCGATTAGAGGCTCTTCTTGTTGTTTAGGTATAGATATTGATTCTAGTTTAGTTTCCCATTTACTATTATTTACTTGATGACTATATTTTTTTATTATAAAATCAAAAGCATTAGGATATCCTGTTGGTAGAAAGTTTTGGGATATAGTATAACTTTGAAATATTTTAAATCCTGATAGTCCATCTACTGTTAAATTTAAACTAATAGGTATGAAGCCTGTTATAGGTGAAGATCCATTATTTGCACTTTTAGCTGCATATAATGTTTGTTCAGCTTGAACTGTTTCTCTTAAAGCATTTTTAGTTTGTTCTATATATTTTGCTTTTACTTTTTCTTCATTTTTATATAATTTATTAGCAAGGGTAGATAGATTATCTACTTTATTTTCATATTCTTCCTTATAATCTTCTAAAGTATTAGAATTTTTAGATGCTACTACAAAATTAGGCATTATAACATCAACTAATCCTCGATTCCAATTTGCGAATCCAGTTGCATCATAACCTGTAGTTACACCAGTTTCACTTTTTCCTAAAGTTAGCATTGTAGCTAAATTATCTGTAATATTAGATTTAATACCAAAATCTCTTACAAAAGAACCTCCATTTTCATCATATCCAAACACTAAAAATTCAACAGCATTTTTTTCATTAGCTCCTTTATTAACTAAATCTACTATTTTACTTCTACCTGGTATAGGATTTTCATCAAAGATATAATATTTTCCTGTGTTTTCATCACATTTTATTTTTAATCTATTTATTCCTCCTAATGCTGCAGAAACTTGATCTAAGATTTGCTCTACATGTTGTTTTACATTAATTTTAGATTCTTTATCTTTAGCAGCGTTGTAACAAAGCTCTGCTAAATAATTCATTTGTAGATATATGTTCATTATATCTCCTACTAAAACTCCGTTTTTTGATTTTTTAAATGTTCTATATTCACTTTTTGATAATATATCAGCAGGAGCTCCATAGTTTTTTATTAAACAAACAAGAGGATCTCCAGATATTTGATAATAACTTGTATTACAGAAAAATCTATCTTGACTATTATCAAATTGTATTGGTCCATTTTCCGAGGATTCATTAGGTATAAATCCAGTAATATCCTCAGAAGCTTCTTCTATATAACCAATAGTAAATTTATTTAAAATATCTAAATAATATCCTAAGCTAATATACTTGTCATCTGTAAATCCTAAACCTAAAGTATCATCTTCTGACCCTGCTACTTTAATATCAAATATATCCGCTGGTGTTGATTTACTAAAATCAGGATCTTCTTTGTTTATGTTATTTAAATAATATTTCCAAGGATTGCCCCCACCCAAATTACTTCTATTTGCATAAGAACCTCCTCTAGACGAATTATATAATGCATCATAAAACATATATAATATACCATTTATATCCGTTACATCTTTTGCATTTTTTAAAAACTTTTTATCTATGTCGGGTATTTCTGGTGGATCAGGTTCTTCTTCTCCTCCCCATAGTCCGGAAAAAAAATTTACAGCTTTACCAATTAGAGAAGATGCTAATCCTTCTCCTATTTCTCCATCATCAGGAAATACTTTTTTTGTATTAATATAGAAACTATCCAGTAAATCTCCATATGTTAATATTTTTAATGTTATATCATAAACGCCATCAGGTTTTAATTCCCAATTAAAATTAGTGATTTTACCTATCATGCCTTCATAGTTACCTGCATATGTTTTTTTAGCTTGAAGAACTAGCTTATTAGCTTCCATTATATTTTTTTGAACTGCT